GGTGGTGGATACGTGACTGCTCCTACTGTTACCTTTAGTAGTCCAGGTGCTGGTGGAACGACTGCTACTGGTGTCGCTGTGGTTTCTGTTGCCGGAACAGTTTCTGCAATTTATATCACCAATGCTGGTGCTGGGTATACAACTGCTCCTACAATTACACTTTCAGATCCACCTGCTGCTGGAGTTGGAACATTTGTTAGATCGGAAACTATTACCGGATCTACAAGTGGTGTGACTGGAGTAGTCAAGACATGGAATACTATCACTAACGTTCTAACTTATTCTAATACTACAGGGGACTTCCTACCTGGAGAGACTATTGTGGGTTCAGCAAGTAGCGCATCTTATGTGATAAGTGTTTATGAGGATGATAACACAGTAAATAATTATCCAGACAATGATACCTTTGAAACTTTTGCTAATGATGGAATTTTAGATTTCTCAGAATCAAATCCATTTGGGAATCCTTAACCCTAAATAAAGTTACATAAGGCATCTGTATGTTTGAATACTTTTACCATGAAATTTTAAGACGAACGATTATTGCGTTCGGAAGTCTTTTTAATGGAATTGATATTAAGCATCTCGACTCCGCTGGTAATGTATCCGAAGAGATTAAAGTACCTTTAGCATACGGGCCAACTCAAAAGTTTTTAGCAAGATTAGAGCAATCGCCAGATCTTAACAAACCAACGTCGATTACTCTTCCAAGAATGTCCTTTGAATTTACAGGACTTCAATACGATGGAACTAGAAAGGTTACTACTACTCAAACATTTAAATCACAGACTGTAGGTATTGCAACAGCAATTAGAAAGACTTATATGCCTGTTCCATATAATATGTCATTTGAATTATCAATATTCACTAAGTTGAATGATGATATGCTTCAAATTGTTGAGCAAATCTTACCATATTTTCAACCAGCATACACACTTTCGGTTAATTTAGTCGATACTATTGGAGAAAAAAGAGATATTCCAATTGTGATTGAAAACATCACGATGCAAGATGATTATGAAGGCAACTATAGCACAAGACGTTCTCTTCTCTATACCATAAGATTTACTGCTAAAACATATCTTTTTGGCCCTGTTGGAGATACTTCAAAGGCATCCAAAGATCTTATCAAAAAAGTACAGGTTGGATATGTTCAAGACGATTCTTCTACACCAACCAGAGATCTTACTTATACTGTTGTTCCCAGAGCAACACAAAGTTATACCGGTAATGTTGTCACAAACTTAGCACAAGATATTGGTACAACAACTAATATTATTCAAGTTACCGATGCAAATAACATTGCAGAAAACACATATATCAATATCAATAACGAATCAATATACGTAGATAGAAAAGAAGGAAATACTCTTTTTACAAAAAGAGGACAGGATGGAACTATTACTGGATCACATGTTCGTGGAAGTGCAGTTAATGTTATCACTGATGCTGATGATGCCCTTATTGAAGTTGGTGATGACTTCGGATTCGATGGTGCGTTATCATGAGTTTTGACAGTTTAAACGAAGCATTTGATGTGTCAAGTGAGATTGTATCAAGTGAACCTGAACAAGTAAAACCTGTTCAAAAAGAAGTAGATGCAATAAAGTCTGATACTAGAAAAGATTATGAGTATACAAGAGGTAATCTTTATTCTTTGATTGAAAAGGGACAAGAGGCAGTCAATGGTATTCTTGAATTAGCACAAGAAACTGAACAGGCAAGAGCGTATGAAGTTGCTGGACAGTTAATCAAGAGCGTTGCCGATGCAACTGATAAACTTCTTGATCTTCAAAAGAAACTAAAAGATGTTGAAGAAGAATCTTCATCAAAAGGCCCAACAAATGTCACAAATGCACTCTTTGTTGGATCAACCGCTGATCTCGCTAAATTATTGAAGCAAAACAAAGAAAATAAATAGTTAAAAAAGTGTCATGGCAGTACCTGCAGTAAACATAGAAATTGAACAAGGTGCGGACTTTACATCAACCTTCACTATTACAAATAGTGATGGCTCCGTGTTTAATATGAGTAGTGCAAGTGCTGTTGCGAAAGCAAAGAAGCATCCTACTGCAGGAACAGCATACACTTTTTCTACTTCCATTGAATCTTCAACTGGAAAAATTACTATTTCCATGACTGATGAGACTACAGCAACAATGGAATCAGGAAGATATCTTTATGATATCTTGTTGACTGCAGCGGGTGGTGACAAAACAAGAGTCATTCAGGGAATGGCACTAGTTACTGCAGGTATATCATAAATACCACTATAGGGTAAACAAATGCCAGATTACTTAGTAAAAAGATCAGGGACTAAAAAATTTACTGTAACTCAGGAGAAAACCGTAGTGGCGGAGAATCTATCAGAACTTGCAGACGTTTCAGTTTCCAATTTACCCGGATCTGATAAATTTGTATTAGCATATAATGCATCACTTGCAAAATTCGAGTTGATACCTGCGGATAGTGTTCTTACCAACGCTGCTGCTGATGCTACATTGCCCGATTCCTTTGTCAATCAACTTGATGTAGATCTTGATAACAAAGTCGATCTTGATGGCGGCTCGTTTTAAAAATATCTAAATAGTAACAAGAAAAATCATAGGTTAAATGACTTCTCCAGTACTTCAGTTTAAGAGAGGTGCGTTTGCTAATCTACCTGGACTTAGGGTAGGTGAACCTGGCTTTACCACTGACAAATACGATTTATACATCGGTTTATCGTCAGAAACCGCCACAAACCAGTTTTATGGTTCAGGTAGGTATTGGGGTAGAGAGGATGGCACCAATCCTTTAGAGTTCAAACTTGTTGACAAGGACGGATCTAACAGTATTAATTTAAGAGCTCCTGCAACTCTCAGTGGTGTAACCACTTATACTTTCCCAGAAACTCCTCAGGCAGGAAAACTACTAATTACAGATGCGTCAGGAACCCTTTCTTGGGGATCTGAATTTACATCTGATTTAAATATCACTGGTATTGTAACTGCTTCTGGTGGATTTAACATTGGTATTAATTCATCGGGAAATGTAATCACCACAGGCCCTGTTCAGAACCTGAATTTTATTGGTGCTGGTAATACATTTGCATACAATGCAGACACTGATACTGTAGATATTACCATTGCTGGCGAAGGTTCAGCAATGACATTGGGATCTCCAACTGATGGAAGTTACACAACCCCCGCTGCTTTAAATACATTTACAAGTTCAACTAAAATTAGTGATAGTATTGATGATTTAAATGAACTTGCCCTCAACATAATGAGGAATACCGCAGTTTCTGGACTTGCATTTACTGCAAATTCAACTGCTGGTGGCGCACCATTTTCTATCACATTAAGCACTGGATTTGATGGTAATGCAAATAGTTTTGAGATTGACTGGGGAGATGGATCAGCGGTAGAAACAACAAGTGATTCTACCCCATCGCATACCTATACCAATACTGATGGTGGATTATTCAGTATTGAAATGGTTGCCAAGAATACTGGTGGTGCTGGAGCAGGACATTCTTTCTCTGCAGCAAGATCAAATTATATTACTGTTTATACTCCCGATCCCGCAGTTTCCTTTGCACTCTATAGAGCATCTTCCGGAGGAAGCGCACTTAGTGGAAATGATTTATACGTAGTAGAAGGACAATCACTTTACTTAGATAACAACACTACAAATGCCACTCAGGTTGGTTCTGGTGCTACTTACACCATGGCTTGGGGTGATGGTTCTGCAGATGACTTTATATCAAGCAATACTGTTGGTGGTGGTGCTAGTACAACTGCAGATAGATTACAACATACCTGGGCAGATGGCACATTAAGTGGTACTGGTAGGGATACACTCACTCTTACTATTAATAAGCACGATCTGGCAAATCCAGGTGTTATTCCAACTTCATCATCAGTTAATTTAAAAGTTTATGATGATTCCCCTGCAGCTCCTGATACTCTTAGTTCCAAGACTTTAAGTAATGTAAGTAGCACTGGAACTAGCCCCAAAGCAGCTCATGGATTTACTGAAAATACTTCTGGGGCAGCAGGAATAAGTACTGGAGATACAGTCAACCGTGTTACTACTGGTACTGCAACTGCAGGCCCAATCACATCATTTGCTTATAATGCCGATTCTGGAACATTAACAGCAACTGTTAATGGATCCGCAGATGGACAGAAAGTATTAACAGCTGGTGATGATAGTGGATCTTATACAAGTCTTACTATCGATTCGGAGAGTGATTATAACCTTCTGACTTCCGGAGGAACATCCACAACATTTGCAAATAGCACCTTCTATCCTGGTTTATACAAAGGATTTAAGGCAAGGGTTGCTAAAGCAGTCAGCGGACTGTCAGTTGGAACAAATAGTATGCAACTTCAGCATAGCACTGGAGGAAATACTAATACAGTTGGATTTATGAAGGATGATTTAACATCATCTCCATCAGTGGATGTTTCTAGTGCTACTGTTACCCAAAATAATGCAGGAACATTTAGATATATTTCTGGTATCCCCTATTATAATTCTGGATCACCAACACTAACTGTTGCTGGTGTTGAGATTGATCACCTTGTCGGACAATGTTATACAGATCAAAATGACATTGTTGAAGTTGATGATGGAGCTAATCAAGAAGGAACATCTTCAAACGCTATAACCAATTCTGGATATACCTATGCACAAATTGATGGTGCCTCAACAATGCTTGAAGGAGGTATTCCAAAGGTAAATACAGGAACTGCTTCCTCTTATGCGATTGGAAGTCTTACGGTTCCAATTACATCATCATCCGTTAGAACAATAAGTAGAGTAAAGGTTCGTGCAAAGAACGTAAATGGAACTAGTTCCTATAGTTCTTCAATCGCAACTAATATTCAAGTTCATACTGCTTCCCAAAGTGGAATCAATGAAACTGCAATCGCTGTTTCTGATTCTCTTGGTAATGGAGAATTGACAAACGATGGCGTAAGAATCTTTGATTTTAGCGCACAAACAACTAACACTCCAGATTACTCTGGGTTTGGAGTCTCCAACTTCTATACAAACAGTGTTTATTCTGAAGCGTCTGATCCAGGAGTTTCTGGAACCAAAGAAGCAACAGTTAGACTTGGTGTTATCAAGCATGATACAACCAATTATGCTAGTGGTTATCTCCCTGCTGGCCCAAATAGAAGTGGTGATACAGGAACTCAATACTTTACATTTGCTTTCCAACGGAGATCGGTTGCTAACTTTGAACTTAGTATCACCAGTTCTGGTATTTCTGGTGGTGTGTTTATTGCAGCACCTGGAACTCTTATTGATACCGCATCTGGACTTAATGGTTGGTTAAGAGCAGATACAACTTATGCTGGTTCAGGTGTACCAGGAAGTACTTTACCAACTGGTAATGGTAGTGATGGATGTGCGTTTACATCTGGAGATCGAATACAAACTGGAACTGCTCTAAGTGGTAGTTACACGCTAACTTTAGGTAATCAGAATATGACTGATGCCGATAGTAATGTCGTCCTCGTAAGAATCGGACTTGCATCTGGTGAGTCTGTAACTGCACTCAGCGTATCTTAAGGGGAGGATAAACAAATGGCAATTTCAGATACCCAAAAAGTTGATTTTCTCTGGAAGAAAATCGCGTTTGCTAAAGCAAAAACAGACACAAACGCAAATAAAAAAGGCCCTAACGAAGCAAATCCAAGTCCTCTCCTTATTAGGGGCGATAAGATTTGGAGAGAATCTTCTTCAATTAATGCGACTATTCCTGCAGTTTCTAACTCATATGTTGGGGTTACCACTGCAGGAGCTCCACTTGAATTAACTGCTGACGGTTCATCAACGACTAATAGAACTTGGAAAACAGGTTTAACTGACTGGATTCCCCCAGAACTTGGTTCAACATATCAAGTAAAAGTTTATATTCATACTGCAAGTAATGCTAGCACTGCTGTTGCAAGTGGTACTCAAGTATTTGAAACTGGTTCTGGAAATGATGATGAATGGTATTTTGATTATTCAGCAGGTATCCTTCACTTTATTGGATCAAATTTACCTAACGGAGTAAACTTCAGTGGTAAAAGTGTTTACCTAACTGGTGCGAGATATATCGGACAGTTTGGTGTAAGTGGTAGTGGCAGTGGTGGTAGTACTTTTGCAGGTATATCAACATTTAGTGATACTACTGATAATACATTAGGTGATGAAGATACTGGTGCCCTTCAGGTTGATGGTGGTGTAGGTATCGCTAAAAATCTTACAGTTAAGCAAAATCTTCATGTTGGTGGATACTCTGAGTTTGTAGGAGTTGTCACTTTCAAAGGAGGAACTGTAAATCTTGGTGATGGAACCACAGATAATATTAATGTTGGTGGTGAGTTCACTTCTAATCTTGTTCCAAATTCTCATAATGCATTTAATCTCGGTATTTCCACCCAGAGATGGAGAGATGGTTTATTCTCCAATGATGTAGTTGCTGCTGCAGTAAAAACTGGTATTATAAGTGCAACTGATGGCACATCTGCAATCACAGTTGCTGATGAAACTGGAAATGTAGGTATTTCTAGTAACCTTACCGTTAATGGAAACCTGTTTATTTCGGGTTCTCAAACTCAGGTAAATACTAACACCTTAACTGTTGAAGATTCTTTAGTTGAATTAGGACTTGTAGACGGTTCTGCTCCTGGATCAGATCTTAATATTGATCTTGGACTTATTTTAAATTATTATACAGACTCTGCTAAGAAAGCAGCAATTTACTGGGACGATTCTACATCTAGAATTACTGTTGGTTCTGATGTAAGTGAAACAAGTAGTGTAATTACTGCAACTACATATGCTCCTTTAGAAATCGGACAACTTTGGGTTAATGATTGTGCTGGACAATCTCAAGTGATTTCTTGTACTGGATCTGAAAGATTCCTTGAAAATATTACTATTGACGGTGGCTCCTTTTAATGAATGAAGAAGATTACAAAAGTCTGATTGCAACTTATCAAAGAAAATCTATGGATTTATTTGCACAATTAGTTGTTGCTGAAACGAAAGTTGAAGTGTTGAATACGCAATTGAGAGATGCAAAATCGCGTATTCAACAACTTGAAGAGGAAATAAAAAGTAAACTAGAGAACAAAGATTACGCATAAATATACTTAATGCCTGTTATATAACAGGATTTTTAGGTACATACCATATGCGAGGGATGAATGGCTGATCCTAGGATTAGGATAAAACGTTCAGCTGTTCCTGGAAAAAAACCAACGGTTGAACAACTCCCGTTGGGGGAACTTGGACTTAATACTTACGACGCCGAACTATTTGTCCGAAGAGAAA